TTTCATTATGTAAAGTGGGCAAACCCAACAGAGGTAGTTAAAGCAGATATTGAAACTCTACAATCTAAACAAGTTGTATTAAAAGAAGGTGTAGGTGAATTACAAAATATGAGAGGTAGTAGCCAGGTTATTAGATGGGGTGAATATCGTATTTGTATTATTCACGAAACTGCATTATGGAAAAATAAAATAGACCAAAGGAATGCAAGATACACACATAGATTTGTAGTATGGGATTTAGATTGGAATATACAACATATATCAGATAGTTTTAGTTTTATGGACGGCGAGATTGAGTTTTGTTGTGGTATGGCTTTTGACAAAAAAGAAAACTTACTTATCTCATTTGCATTTCAAGATAATGCAGCATTCATATTAAAAGTTCCCAATGCACAAATTAAATCAGTTATATGGTAGAGAAATTATTATTACAATACATAAACGATACACGCAATCCACTTATCAACTTTAAGTTAGGATACGAATATGAATATATGGGACAAACTGCTTCTGCATGTGGGTTTTATTTAAGAGCAACTGAGTTTGGTAGTGATGTAGAATTACAATACGAAGCATTACTAAGAATGGCTTTATGTTTTGAAAAGCAAGGTAGTAGATGGTTTATGGTTAAAGGTTTAATCCTAAGAGCAATTAGTTTATTACCACATAAACCAGAAGGACATAATTTATTAGCAAGAGCATACGAAAGAAATAAAGAATGGCAGGAAGGTTATACTTCTGCAATAGTTGGTAAACAATTAGGATGGGAAGAACCTAAATCTATAACTGATTTGGAATATTATGGTGAATATGTTTTTGATTTTGAAAAAGCAGTAACAGGATATTGGTTAGGTTTATTTGATGAATGTAAACATACTTTCAAAGAATTAAAAAAGCAGAATAATATTGTAGAAAATTATAAAATTGCAATAAACAACAATCTAGCACTATTTGATAATAATTGGAAAGAACCATCAACATATACGGATATACACTATAAAAATCTTCGTTTTAAGTTTGAAGGTTCACATTTAATTAAAAAAAATTACTCACAATCATATCAGGACTTATTTGTTCTGATGGCATTAAATGGTAAAGAGTATGGTAGTTGGATTGAAATTGGTTGTGCACATCCTACATACGGAAACAATACAAAGTTATTAGAAGAATTGAATTGGGAAGGTGTTAGTATTGATATAGAACCCAATGTTGTAGAAAATTGGAAAGATAGAATAACTAATCCTTATAAAATGGATGCAACTAAAATAGATTGGGATAAAATGCCAATATGGGATTTTAATTCTATTACTGATTACTTGCAAATAGATGTAGACCCACCACATATCTCATACGAAGTTCTTTTGAACATACCATTTTGGAAACATAAGTTCAGAGTAATAACTTTTGAACACGACCATTATGCAGATGATAGTGAAACAATACGAGATAAGAGTAGAGAGTATCTTCGTTCATTCGGATATGAGTTAGTAGTAAATGATGTTGCAGTAGATGAATATAGTTCGTATGAAGATTGGTGGGTTCATCCAGATTTAGTTGACCAGAAAATAATCAATCTTTTAAGAAGTAATTCAGAAATAAATCCTGCAGAACAATATATTTTCGGAAAAAAATAACTACATATGAAATAACCTATGTTAAATAATTAAAATAAACTAATATTATGACAGCAAAATCAGTATTAAATAGAATTGCACAAATGTTATCTCTTGAAGTAACACTAACAGATGCAACTACTAAAGACGGAACAATATTACAATCTCCTACATTTGATTTAGATGAGACAGTTGATATTGTAGATGCAGACGGTAAAAAAACACCGGCACCAGATGGTGAATACGAAATCGCATTGAAAGATAGCGAAGGAAAAGATGTAATCATCAGAGTTGAAGTTAAAGATGGTAAAATCAGCGAAAGAGAAAATGTTGAAGAAGCACATCCTGAAGTTGAAAATGAAATGGGTAAAATGGATGAAGAAGTTGTTGACAAAAAAGCAGCAGTTGAAGAACATATGGCAGCAGCTGATGTAACAACTGAAGAAGCTAAATCATTACCTAACACAACCGATGAAGACCCTAGAAATAGAGTTGGTTCTGATAAAGATGATTTGAAAGACCCAATTATCTCATTAGCTTATAGAATTGATGAATTAGAAGCTAAGTTAGGTGCTATGACTGAAAAATTCAACACTGCATTTCCTGAAGAAGGAATGGATGTAAGTTCTTTAACTCCAAATCCAACAATGATGGAAGAAGTTGAAGAAGAAGAGTTACCTAAATTAGATGGTGCTCCAGTAGATATGATTGCTAAATTATCAGCAATTGAAACAAACAGAAATAATTTTGGAAAAAAATCAGCTGATTATCAATCATCTGTTTTATCTAAAATGTATAAATAAAAAATATTATTAAAAACAAAAAAAATTTACAATGAACAAAAGACAAAATTTCGTTCAACCTACATTTACTCAAAATACCTACGCGGGTGAGTTTGCAGGCCAGTATATCGCAGCAGCTTTGTTATCTGCAAAAACTTTAGATAACAAGTATGTAACTATACATCCAAATGTAAAATACAAAGAAGTAATTCAAAGAATTGCGGTGACTAACATCGTAAATGATGCTTCTTGTGACTTTACAACTTCTGGTAGCGTAGCTTTATCAGAAGCAGTATTAACTCCAAAAGAATTACAAGTTAACTTGGAATTATGTAAGCAACAATTCGTTCAATCTTGGGAAGCTTTACAATTAGGCTACTCTGCATTTGATACAATTCCTGCTTCATTTAACGATTACTTAATCTCTTATGTAGGTGGTATCGTAGCTCAAGCAACTGAAATCTCTATTTGGCAAGGTGTTAACTCAACTAACGGACAATTCGGTGGTTTTGAACCAGCATTATCAGCATCTATCGCAGCATCAACTGGTGTAATCTCTGCAAAGAGCGGTTCAACAGTTATCTCTGGTAGTATCACTGCAGCGAATGTATTATCTGTAATGGATAGCGTTGTTAACACTATTCCTGACACAGTTTACGGAAAAGAAGATTTATTATTATATGTTCCTACAAATGTAGCGAAAGCTTACCAACAAGCATTAGCTGGTGGTGCAGTAGGTGCAAATGGTTGGAATAACCAAATGAACGTGGGTGACAAACCTTTCAACTTCAATGGTATTGAAATCGTATTGTGTCCAGGTATGAGTGCATCTAAAATTGTTGCAGCTCAAAAATCAAACTTACACTTCGGAACAGGTTTATTATCTGATTACAACGAAGTAAGAGTATTGGATATGGCTAACATTGATGGTTCTCAAAATTACAGAATAATTATGAGATACACAGGTGGAACAGTTGTAGGTATTAACTCTGATGTAGTTTACTACGGAGCTTACTAAAAAATAATTAAAGTAGGTGGGGAGTATCGTAGAACAGAAACCCACCACTTTTTAACTAACAAAAACAAAAATTTAACACTATGGCTTGTAATTTATCAGCAGGTAGACAAGAAGTTTGTAAAGAGAGTGTAGGTGGTTTGCAAGGAGTTTATTTTATGAACTACCCTTCTTCTTCTTACGACCCAACTTTTACAATTAACGCAAACGGACAAGTAACATCTTTCCCTAGCGGTTCTGTGGTTTACTATTATCAATTGAAAGGCAATAGTGCTTATACTGAAACTGTAAACTCATCAAGAGATAACGGAACAACATTTTTCTCTCAAGCATTAACTCTTAATCTTAAGAAGTTAACAGCTGAGATGACAACTCAATTGAAATTGATGGCTTATGGCCGTCCCGTTGCTATCATTTGGACAACAAATGGTGAAGCGTTAGTTGCAGGTTTAACTAAAGGAACAGATTTAACTGGTGGAACTATTAGCACTGGAGCAGGATTAGGTGACATGTATGGTTACTCAATCACTATGACAGGTTTAGAACCATTACCAGCTCAATTTATCAGCGGTTCAACTACAACAAATCCTTTCGCAGCAGTTGGTAACACACCAACAGTCGTAACTGGTAGTGCAGCTTAATCAGTAAGCACGATTTGATATATAATTAAGGGGTATTCTAACGGATACCCTTTTTTATTTTAACTATTATTAAGATAAGTGGTGTTAAATAGGAGATAAATACAACATAATGCAAACTTATTACCTTTCAGGCAGTAACGGATACACAATCAGAACAGCACCGACATCTTCAAACAACTTTACAATGAGTTTGCAAGATATGACAACATTGGTGAACACTACCGCATCATTAAGTAATATAACTTATAATGGTTATGAAAGTTTATTATCATTTACTGCAAGTATTGATAGTAATGTTGTTGCAGAAGAATTTAGAGCAACTTTATTAAATGGTGAAGAAGAAATTTGGCATGGTTCATTCCAAATCTTCCGTTCACAATCAATTGATAAAGCAAATTATACAAACCAAAACAATCAATACATTTCAAATGTATCTGAAAACAAATATGTAATTTTAGATTAAGATGGATAAACAATTCAAACAGCAATTTAGTGTGGTTAATTTAGGAACTTCCGAACTACCACAAATAACAGAAGATACAAAGACAAGATACGCATGGGTGCCATTCGGAGTATTCGGACACGATGATTTCTTTCAAGCCGTAACATTAGCACATTCAACATCAACAACAACTGCTGCATGTATTGAAGGTATTGCTGATTTAATATATGGTAAGGGTTTATATTCTAAAAATGAAGCATATAATACAATTTTACAGAAATTAATTCCGCAAGAAGAGATTAAGAGAGTAGCATTTGATTTGAAATTATATGGTAATGGTGCATTTCAGGTATATTGGAACGATGACCATAGTAAAATCATTAAATTCTATCATATTCCTGTTCAATATTTAAGAGCAGAGAAGATTTTACAAAATCCAAAGATAGAAAGTTACTATTATTGCACAGATTGGTTAGACCAAAGAGCAATCCGTAATAAAAAGAAGATTGCAGCATTTGGAACATCAATGGATAAGTGTGAAATTCTTTACATTAAGAATTATTCACCTTCATTATACTATTATTCATTACCTGATTGGGTTTCTTCATTACAATACGCATTTGTTGAAGCAGAATTAAGTAATTTACACTTAAACAACATTGAGAATGGATTTTTGCCGGCAGTAATGGTAAATTTCAACAATGGTGTTCCTGCTCCTGAAGAAAGACAAACAATTGAAGATTTAATGCAAGCTAAATTTACTGGAACAAAGAATGCCGGTAGATTTATGATGAGTTTTAACGATGACCCAACTACGAAGCCGACAATAGATGTAATACAGATTGATAACTTACATGAAAAATATGAATATGTTGCAGGATACGCACAAGATAGAATATTAGTTGCACACAGAGTAACATCACCTTTATTATTTGGTATCAGAACAGAAGGTAATGGTTTTAGTTCTCAAAGTGAAGAGATGATGACTGCATTTAGTATTATGCAAACAATGACAATTTCTCCATTCCAAAATATAATCTTAAATTCTTTAGATATGGCATTAACGGAAGGTGGTTATGAAAATACTGAATTATACTTTGACCAACTTACTCCATTAGCAATCTTATCTCAACAAGCGGAAGATACAGGTAAAACAATTGATGAAACTGCAGATACTACAAATAAAGAAATGGAAAATCCAGCAACTACTGAAGATAGTGGTGACCAAACTACAACTGATATAAACAAACCAACGGATAAAGGTTTAAGAGGGCCTAATGGACCAGGTGAAGGAACAACAATTATAAACGCATCATCAGTATTTTTTGAAAGAGATTACGAAATTACAAAAACAAAATAGAATATGTCATACGCACTTTTTATAACCAGAGACGATATTATTAAAAACTCACCATTACAGGGAGCAATTGATGCAGATGCATTATTACCCTTTGTGAGAACTGCACAAGATAAATACCTAAAGAATTTATTGGGAACAGTTTTATTTGCTTATTTACAGGCACAAATTACTGCAAACACGGTGGATAATTTATCGGTATACTATAAGGATTTATTAAACGACCATATTAAAAATACTTTGATTTGGTATAGTTGTGTTGAGTATATTCCATTTAGTTCAATTCAGTTCAAATCAAATGGTGCAGTTAAACAACAAAGTGAACAAGGTGTAGCACCTTCTAAAACTGAAGTAGATTATCTTTTACAAAAAGCACAAGAAAATGGTGATTACTACGCATTAAGATTACAAAACTATTGTATTGCTTATATAAATCAATTACCACAATACTTACAATCAGTAGGTAATCAAACACAAATTTATCCTGACCAAACTAACCAATATTTTGGTGGTATTCAATTATAAGAACTATGAGTTTTTTACAAAATAACGCCGGTGTAAATTATAGTTTATACTATAACATTTTAGATTACTTCAAAACAATAATGGTAAATCATCCATCTATTGCACAAGTATCTCAAGGTGGAATTGAATTTTTAGATGATAATTCATTTACAATTTATCCATTAGGACATGTTAGTATTTTGGGTGCAAACTTTGGTGAGAAAACAACTGATTACGAAATTCAATTAGTAATTGCAGATAAAATTAAAAATAAGAACAACGAAAGTGAACCTAGAACAAACGCAATGCAAGTTCCATTCTTTAATACAGATGATGAAGTTGATATTCACGCTAACACATTGGGTATTGTAAATGATTTAGTTTCATTTACACAATATTCATTAGAAAGTTTTGCAATCAATGGTGAAGTAACAAACGAACCTTTTACAGAAAGATTTAACAATGGATTAGCAGGTTGGGTTTCTACATTTACACTTACAACACACAACGATAGACCGAGATGTTTATATAACTTATATCCATCAGGCTCCTACTAATATATGGCTAAAATACAATACATACGAAAGTTAGAAAGTATTGCAGTTGGTATTAGAGATTTAGCTATTAAGAATGCACCTAAAGATACAGGTAATCTTAAAAGAAGAATAAGAGAAGCTAATACTCCAGCAAAAACTAAAATGATTAAACAATTGAAAGATTTATCAGTTGTTCTATCTTTAGATTATGCACCTAATGGAGCAGAATATGGACAATGGTTTAACGACCCACCAAAAGTTGCAAGTAAAAGAAGAGCATCATTAAGAAAAACTGCAATAAGAAAAGGTAATTGGAACTACGCAATTGATGCAATTAATGATGATGAATTATCTAAAAAGTTTGAAGAATATTTAGATATGTTAGGTGATTATGTAGTTGAAGAGGTAGAGATTGAATTATAAATAGTATCAAATACTTTTCCATTTTCATAGGTTAAATAAGAAACGATTTAATAGATGTCTTATTCTTTTATACAAACACCGGCAACATTCTCATTGGGGCAATCTCCAACTATTTTTGCTGTATCATCTTCTACATTAACTGGTCAAAATAATTTCCAATATGTTGGTTTATTATCTATTTGGACAGGCTCTCAATCTGATAGCGGTAGTGGTGAAGTATGGACTTTAGCTAAATACCCATCTACAAATGGTAGAACAGGTATCTTTGATGTTAGTAGAATATTAAACTCTACTCAAACTACATTAACACAAACTAATATTTCGCCTGTATCTTATTTCAAAATGGAAAGTTTTTATAGATACCAATCAGGTAGTTCTTATATAACTGGCTCACATATTTTTTCAGACCCATACAAATCAATAGATGGTTATCAGGTATTTCCTGAAACTATTGGTTCAAATGTTTATACTACATGTCCTCATTGGCCTATAATGACAGATGGCCCGGCAACACAATCAGTATTCATAGATAATATTGGTAATGGTGCTGTATATGTAGGAACAACAGGAGCAAGTGTTCCAACTAAAATTGTTTATACAAATCAAAGTAATGTAACGGCATCATACGCAGTTAGTGCAAGTAATGGTAATACTAATAATGAAGTAGTTTCATTTCCATTATCACCTGCACAAAGTGGATTTCCATTATCAACTTCAGGATTAACAAAGTATTCGGTTCAAGCATATATTGATAATACCCCTTTAGGAACGAAATTAGAGTATTCAATCTCTTGTCAACAAAAGTATCCTAATATAAGAATAAAGTGGAAAAATAGATACGGAGAATTTGATTATTTGAACTTTGATATGATAAATAGAAAATCTATTTCATCTACAAAAAGAACTTACCAACCACAATTAGGAACTTGGCAAGGAACAACACTATCTTATAATGAATATGATAGCCAAACTCTAAATTATATCGTTGATAGCAAACAAAACATTCTATGTAATACAAACTGGTTAGATGAAGGTTGGAATGAAACATTAAAACAATTATTGGTAAGTAATGAAATTTATTGGTGTTTAGAAAATACAACAGCAGTAAAACCATTAACTATCGTAAGTAACAATATACAATTCAAAACAGGCGTAAATGACCATTTAATTCAATACTCATTTGAATTTGCATATGGACAAGGCTATAAACTAATCATCTAATGGGTGTAACATCAGTTCAAGGTTTTAAGTTTAAGTTAGTAGCCAATGGTGAAATTTTAGATTTATTCCAGGATGAAGAAATTAAATTATCAGATAATATCACAGGTCTTTTTGATTTGGGAATATTACCTGCTGATTTCACTCGTCAAATAACTTTACCAGGTTCAAAGAAGAATAATCATTTTTTTGAATTTGTTTATGATATAAGTGTAGAAAATCCTTATACATTCTCAACTAATCAAAAAGTTCAATGTTATTTGGATTTTGATGGTATTTATTTATCTGATGGATATTTACAACTTAATAAAGTAAATGTTTATCAAAATAAGTTTATAGATAGTTACGAAGTTACAATATATGGTGGATTAGCTTCATTTGGTAGAAGTTTGAAAAGAACATTTTTAACCGATTTAACGGGCTCTCTATCTCAATACAATCATACTGCTTCATTTGAAAATATATCGGCAAGTTGGGGTGGTAATTTATTTAATGGAACTATTGTTTATCCATTAGCAGAATACGGACAACAAATACAATATCAAACCAATAATACACAATTTGGTATATCATCAACAGATGGTGCATTATGTGTAGCAGATTGGAAACCTGCAATCAAATTGAAGACAGTTTGGGATGCATGTTTTTCTACTTTTGGATATACATACACATCTTCATTTTGGAATGAAAGTTGGACAGATAGCATTTATATGATGTGTAATAATAAATTACAATATCCTGTTTTTGATAATATTGATTTGGAAACTTATGGTAAATTTAGAATAACTCCACAATCAGGAAGTGGAACAAATATAACAATGTCACCAATTACAGATACATTTTTGAATTGGTATAATATAGAAAGTAATCCGGGTGGTAACATAGATAGTCAATTACAATATACATTAGGATTTGATACTAAAATAAGAGGTGAATTAAACTTAAACTTTAGTATTAGTGGGAGTGGTGTATCAACTGCAGTTCCTTTATTTGATTTAGTATTATACAATACTACAACAACTGCAACATATTCAACTCCATTAACTAACTATAACAATTATATGTATCAAACACAGGCATATAATAATGGGCCGACAAGACCACAAACATTTGAATTATTAACTGAATTTAATACTGCACAAATAATACCTGCAGGAACATATGAATTTTTCTTAAGATATACTCCAGATGGAACAGGGACAGTGACGGTTGTATTAAATCCAAATAGTAATAATAAATCATATCTATCGGTTAATAAAATAAATCAAGGTGCTGATGGTAGGATTATGGAAATACCACAGAATATGCCATTTGGAACTGCTGGAATTAAACTTATAGATTTTATTACAGCTGTTCAAAAAAAATTTAATTTAGTAATATATCCAAATAAAACTAAACTAAATGAGTTCATAGTAGAACCATTTAATCGTTGGTATAAAGCAGGACAAATAAAATCATTTGATAGATACATTAATTTAGATAGTAAGATTGAAGTAACACCTGCAAATAACTTAGCAGTTCAAAACTTAAACTTTGGTGATACATTGGATGGTGATTATATTTCACAACAATTTGCAAAAGGTGCCGGTAGAGAATTTGGTAAAGCATATTATATTGATACTGAAAACTTTTTCTCACAAGGAACTTATGAAGTTAAAACTACATTTGCATCTTCACCATTAATTTATGTTAGTGGAACAGGTGTATCAGGTAGTTCATTACCACCATCACCAACACA